TCTTCAGCGCCGAGCTTTATCACTAAGCTAACGACCCTTAAAGAATAGTGCTGCTGGTTGCCCTGCTAGGGTTTGAACCTAGAGTCTCTCGGTCCAGAGCCGAGCGCGTTGCCAGTTACGCCACAGGGCATCAAATAATTGGATGCCACCATCCTTGTTCTTTTGTTGTTTTTCTGGTGTGGCAGTTAGACAATTCAGAAAGAAATAGAAAAATGCGTGGTTAGATGCGCTAAAGATCAGCCCTTCCATCGAATTCATTTGGGCTTTTATAATCTAATATCCCTCCCAGCTCCATATTAATATCACCGCCAATAGACTCTATTTTTCCTATGGCTTCTTTTGCGCTACCAGCTTCGACCCATAATTCATCGCTCCGTGACGCGGTCAGACCAGGACGACCTTCCTTCTCGTCTCCTGGTTCCCATTCCTTATATTCGTCTTTGGACCAATCCTTCTCGTCTCCTGGTTCCCATTCCTTATATGCGTCTTTGGACCCATCCATTGGCATCCATACAGATATGTGATAAAAACCATACTTTTCTAATTTTAGCAACGCTTTTCTGCGTTGTCTTTTGGCGGGGTCTTCACCGAACTCAGTCCTGATTTGCGGGAACAATTTGCAATAAAAAGAAATTCCATTTAATGTTGGGTCAGAAAATTTCTTATAATCAACATCAAACCCTTTTTTGCGGAAAAACTTCTCCATGTCGCCAACATCACCAACAGGTGTCGGGTCAAAAGTCTCTCCTTTATCAGTCCAATAGCTGGAAACTTTTGCTGTTACTTCGTCTCCTACAATTGTAAAGTCCAGATGAAACAGTACGTCATCGTACTTACCAGCACTTGTTAGGCCTTCAACATTGTAATGTCTATAATATTTTTCTCCATCTTTCCAAACAAACAAATATGGATATCTCTCTTCGAAACCGAGTTTTTGTCCATATGACTGGACGATCCCCTCAAGTTGTCTAAAGAAATGTTTTAATTTATGGTGGTTGTTTATATGTTTTAATAATTCAAGGTATTGTGCTTTCATCTTTCTGATAAATTCTAGTTGATCAGCTTTTTCATCTTCAGGTGCCCTCTTACCCACTCGACCAATAGCATATTCTTTCTCATCTGGTGTCAATTCAACAAACCCAGGATCTTCAATGCCTAGTTCTTCCCAATCTTCATTGAGAATGTCTGGGTCTTCTGTGATCATTCGGGCTATATCTTCCGGGTTCATAGGCTATTTTTGCCTATAGAGAGAGTATCTAGCCAATGAAAGCCGTTCAAAACGTTCTTCTGTGCTCACGAACACCCATTAAGAGTGGCACAGGCCAGGGTTAGGCTTTAAACAACCAGTTCATGATCGGGTCTTCGTCCAAAGGGCGTCGTATAGCGGTTCCAGAGACCGCCGTCCTGCCGTTAGGCGAGAGGGCAATAATGCTGCGGGTCACGAATAAGGAATAAAGTGACTAGCGCTCTACCAGTTGAGCCACCCCCGCCTAAGAGCGGGGGACAGGATTCGAACCTGCAACCTCTCTCATGCAAAAGAGAATGTCTGAAATTCCTCAAGAAAGACCTCGCATTTGGCTCCTCGGGTGAGGTTCGAACTCACAACCTCCCGGTTAACAGCCGGGCGCTCTTCCACATGAGCTTCCGAGGAATGGCGGGACCGAAGAGATTCGAACTCTCGTAAGCAGTCCTCTAAAAGATCTCGCATTTGGCGGGGCGTACGGGACTCGAACCCGTGATTTCCTGCTCGACAGGCAGACATGTTAGCCGCTACACCAACGCCCCATTTTTAAAAGATGGGGGAGACTGGGCGCTATCCCAGTCTCCCCAAACCGCCGCACCCATGGAGAGCACGGCGGTGAATTTACACCTAAACACGTCGTCGGCACGCATGCCGCATTTGACGCAAACCCAATTGTCAAAGACCAATCTAGCGTGTTCCGGCTAGACACTGGCAGGCCACCGAGGAATCGAACCCCGCACGGTCGAGTTTGGAGCCCAACCTGCTTACCCAGAGCGTGACCCATAAATTGGAGCGGGTAGAGAGAATCGAACTCTCAACACCAGCTTGGAAGGCTGGAGCTTTACCATTAAGCTATACCCGCGTTCTTGACCCTACCAAAATGTTCATATAATAAAAAAGGCCCCTTCCGCCATCTGGCTGAAGGGGCCTTTTCTTGTTTTCCTAGTTTGTCTGTTACTAGGCCCCTACAGCCGCTTCATCGCGGACGACCGCCCGCGATAACTAAAGGAGTTACCTCCTTTAATCGTGGGCAGCGCCACGACGGTGGCATCATTGCCGCAATGTGATTGCGGCTGCCACCTAAGTCGTTCTGGCTGTAAGGGTCTTGTAACCATTGTTTCAGTCTCCGGTTGGGTGGTTAGCCCAACCTACCGTTCAAATTGTCCAAACTTACCTTTGCTTGGAGCCTTAAATACGTCCGATTTTCACTCTCATTTTAACAGATTGAAGTCTTTCTGTCAAGTATTTACTTTCGAAACATAACTCAAATACATTAGAGCTGGCGCTTAATTGTTTCCTCTAAATTCTCCATTGTCACTGGCTGCGCCTGATCCCAGGATAAATCAAATAGTGTCTTTGCGGCAATTATTTGTTTCTTGTTTAGTACGAATGACATGTCAGTCCAATTGCTGTTAGATAAGTTTCTGCCGCCACCAATACCGACGTCTCCTTTTTTATAGTGGAACAAATAGCACTTGAAATGGAACGAATCGGTATATCTCCATTTGAATCTTGGCCATTTTTCTTTGTGCTTCACCAACCGCATCGCTTTCTTGTAACTGTCGCTGATGCAATCTTCACACATTTTCTTGCACATAATTAATGGTGGCACACCGACCAGAATCCTAACATCATGCATCGTGGCGATAGTGTCAAGGAATTCATGCGCCCGATTTCTGTACTTATCGCCTTCCCACAAATGAGAATCTTCACCATCATGCAAGATCCCAGCATAAATATTATATGTTGCGATCGAAATTGATTGTGGTTTCCTTTTGGCCATTTGTTTCATGGCCGCCATGTGCGATGTCATGTCTGTAAAGATCATGTGTCTTAAATACATTGGGTCATCATCCCTATTCAAACATAATTTAGAGACTAATAGGAGAACGAATATGGCTCTATATCATTATTCAACAGATCCGCATGCACCAAGTACGCAGCATCAGGGTACAAAGTTTGTGCCTTTTACTGCATTTGCCAAGGTGGTACCGTCTCACAAACAAGGCAAGCGTGGTGTATATATGCGCGATCTTCAGAAGATCGCCAGCTTCATTGAGACAGATCTTGCCGACACTGGATTGTTTACTTTGGCCAACCCTGTGGCATATACGCCCCAAATCGGCCAGAATCCAGCTCGGGTTACTGTCTATGGGTTTATCGACATCGATAGACTTATAAGCCCGAACTCTTCTCCGACCACCTTTCCACATGTAATCCATAGTGGAACGGATCCTGGTGAGGGAACGGCTGTCTATGCTGGGCCAACGGGGGGCTCCGTAAGCTGGGGGCAGGATGTTGAAGGCCGGATCGACCGTGAGGTTTATTGGCTCAAATCCAATCTTGAAGACGCTAGCGAATGGTTGGATGATATCTTCTACATCGAATACAACGGCGTCAAGTACGGGTCTGAATGGAAAAGAAGGTTTAGAAGCTTCCCGATATCATGAAATTAAAAACATTACACGAAGCATACTGTTCTGCTTGCGGTGGGTCTGATGACGATCCTTTCACTGACCCTACGGCCAGGGGTTTTGGTGGCAAAGTGATGCGAGGCCACCGATTTAACTGCCCAGTAGGCAAAATGGGCAGTCCGATTGAGAAACAAGCTGCTACGATAGGGCGGGGTAGAAAGCCGTTTTTCATCGATTTAGCTGTGTGGCTAGACCGGGCGGGTCGATTGCCAGAATGGTTCTATGATAGGATGAAAGAGTACGGCGGCACAGTTGTCCGTTTTTATGTCGACTCCAATCATGCCAATTTTGTCGTTGGGTTTAAGAAGCCAATGCATGCATCTATGTTTGTCGATGCATTGAATAAAATGGTCAATTCTGGTAATTTCAGGGTCATAGTACCAAACCCTGACGATTATTTAGATGAGTATGATAGTGGTTCGGTTGATGCCGAATTTGTCAGAGAATACGATATATCGTAGGGAGTTGTTATGGCGATCATAGGTCCTTCACAACTGCCGGTTGTCCTAAGGGTGGATAGCAACCCACTAAAATTTCATGTCCTTTCACAACTTGGTCACCCTGTTGTTTTGGTTGAGCTTGCCGAAACGCAGATGGAGCAGGTGTTGCGCTCTACTGGCGACTTCATTGCAAGGTATTTCCCGCTAGAAGAGAGATACGCTTTTTTCAATACAATTCCATTGCAGGCAGAATACCCTGTTCCTGAGGATTGTTATTGGATTAGGACCGTCTCATGGGATCCTGCCACCACCAGAATTGATGAAATATTTGGCGCTGAAAGTTTTCTCTTTAATATTGGAAATATCTCTGGAATCCAGAATATCTTAACCGATTACCATTTGCTTTTGTCTTATAGGAAATTCAGCCAGAAGATTCTTGGTACGGAAGGACAATGGGAATATGTGAAGAGTTCTGGGGAATTAGGTGGTGATTCGATCAGGCTTTTCCCGGTTCCCAAAAGCACCTATCCTGTAATAATCGAATATGTTCCTTCTGTTGAAGAATTTAAGTCACCACAGGCTAGAGAGATGATTTATAGGGCTGTGCTCGCTCAAATGAAGATGGCCCTTGGGTCTGCTAGGCGGAAATTCAGCGGCATTCCATCGCCAGATGGTGGTACAATCACGTTCGATGGTGAGTCGTTATACAAAGAAGGCCAGGAAGAATACAAAGAAATAGTCGAATTTTGCGTTAATCATGGCGAACCGATGGGAGTTTATCTCTGGTAGATGATTACTATCAAGAACAAATTGAGGGTTCTTAGGGGCAACAAACTGGTCATACCAGGGTGCGAACCGATCAGCGCTTTTACGTCACCTACTCTATCGGCTAACTGGACATGTAAAGCATCTGTGGTCGATTTGAGCGCCGCGCTTGCAGCCATCCCAGGATCTACCATAGTTAATTTTACTAATACTGGTGGTTATGGCAGAGACATCTATTTTGTATTGCCCAGTGGGCCGCCCCAAGCACCATCGATGTGTGACAATCCATGTAGAGGGGCTGTGCAAGACTGGTACCAAGTATTAAGGGACATCGCAGAGGAAGAAGTAGAGTTGCAAGTTGAGACATCGGAACCAACCCTAGAAGACCTCTGTCGTGCCTTTCCGCTTAAGGGAATTTTTTAGATGAACATAACAGAGCGCAGGCTTCTGAAGGAAATCAAAAACTGCTTTCGTCCTGTTCTGACAGAAGCAATCCGTGATTTCACCTTCGCAATGATTGAACCTAAACTGCCGTCTCCTGAGAATCGTGAATATGAAACGTTAATTCATGTCTACGGGATGAAAAGAGCTACTCAGCGTGGCGCAACACATGTTGGCAAGAAATTCGACGACGAAGGCAACCCGATTGTGTGTCCGATGTGTGGGGTTCCTCAAGGACAAGATCTACCTCCATCACAGGTATCTATTGGCGATGGGATACGCGCCAGAATCGATGAAGTAAAATCTGAAATCGCGGCCACTGAAAAAGCTGCTGTTACGGCATCTGGGAAGAAGCAACAAAATCTTAACAATTGGGCCAACACGCTCCGAAACGATTTAGATTACTTGGATGATGCTTTAGACAGATATACAGAGAGTGGTAAAGCAGAAGAAAAAGTCTTATGCCCAAAATGTACCGGATGGCAATGGGCGGATATTGAAGAATACAAAGACCAGAATACTGGTGCGTATAGAGAGAGAACAGCCAAAAAACATCCTCTCCCATGGGAAATGTTTATAGATTGGCTGTGGAAGACCCTAGAGGGCGCTGGATTAAACCCAGATCAGGCCGCTGTTGATCCGAAGGCGGCTGGGTTTAAGGGGCCAAAAGACCGATACGGGGCCAACCAACCTAAACCAAATGAAGGCCCCATGAAGCATATAGTTATAGTCACAGACTCGCTTGGTAAAACAGTCGCTAGCATCAACAGTAAATTGGGCAAGATTTTGCAACAGGGAGACCAGACGTTCTTTACGATCCATCGTTGGCCTGATGAGGATATGATGGATCGTTACGAGCTTGCAATTGCAAGGTCAATGGACAAAATGACCCCAGCAGAGCTTAAACAGGCTGACGAGTTTGAAGAGTGGCTTGACGAGAATAGAGGATTTTATGTTAGCGCTAAGATATCTGGGTCTGCTTATGGGGAAGAGCTTGGGCTGCCGGAATTTGAGGTAACTGGTGCCGTCGATACAAGCAAATTGCTTATGAAACTGAGAGGTGAAAAAGTCCCTCTTACTGTTGGCAATCCACCGCCGAGAGCTGGCGAGTGGGGTACATATTCCAAATCTATCAAGACTACTGGTGCTCAAAGAAGAGCTGCCAGATCTGGCGCTGCCCATGAAACCCAACGAGAAACTAAGGATAAAATTTCATCGTGGTTTGATAAAGGCGTTAGCATACGTGATATTAAAGATAGACTCCAATCCGAATTTGAAGACAATTATATCAACAGAAGAACTAAGCCTCGCGACCAATGGAGTACGGCAGAGATCAACAGATTCAATAATGTTGTCAATAAACACAATGCGGCTATGGATAAGTTGATAGCACAAACTAAAAAGGAAAAAGAAGAAGCAGCAGCCGCTGCGGCTGTCGCAAAATACCCAGGTTCTAAGTATGCTTATTGGGAAGATGAAATCGATAATTTGGCCGATGTGGTATTCGATGGATCTGTAACGCCAGTGGCCGTTGAATTGGCTGTTTCAAAATATTTCGACAGCCTTGGCATGTTCCCAAAACCATTTGATATCGATAGATTAGACGACAATCAGGCTGTTGAAGCGATCAACATACTTAAAGCGATTAACCCAGACGAAATCGATAGTTTGGTAAGAGCAGCAGAAGAACAGATAAACATGCCTACCGAGGCGTGGGATCTCGATAGTTTAGCGCAAACCGTCATATCTAGTCTTGGATCTGTTAGAGCCAATGCAGCGTACGGAACACTCAAAGAGATGAAGGGCCGCCCACATGAGGCAGCGCCATTGTTTGAATCGCTTTTAAGATCTGCGCCACCACTCACCAAGGTTGCCGCTGCCGCACCTACTAACAATCCGATATTCGATTCTGGTCGCAAAGAGTTTTGGCAGAACATTATAAACGGAAACGTTATATGTTATAATAAAATAACAGAATCGAATGCTAGGAAACTACGATCGTTTTACAGATACAAAATAAACAAAGAAGCACCGTGGTTGTTAGAGTCATTGGCCAAGCTGCTTCTTGGTGGTAGTTCTTGTAGTGTGCTATCGTCTGTCCTTGATTCGACGATAAGTGGCAGGCCACTATTGCGAGAGAAATACGATGCGGTCAAGGAGGCCGCAAAGCGTTGTGGCGTCGGAGGTTTGGTTGAATAATGCCAATTTATAATTTTAATTCGGCCAATGAACTAGCCTCAACGATGGATTCCATACCTGATTTCCGTAGTGCAGCAGAACAAGAATTTTCACCACTCGCTCTATATAACCACGACAAGCCTGATATTGCCTACGCGGAGAGGATGGCTGCAGAGCTAGTGAATTTGAGTGGTGCGTGGACCACGATTTTCTTAAAAGAACCGAAGAACGATACAGAAGAAGCAGAAGTTTGGGATGAAGATGCAGATCCAATATATAGAGACGGCATTGGCACTAAGGCATATCTCAAGCCAGACACAATTTCGCTAGAGTTGACTAGATGGGGTATAGATGTTCCACTTAAATTGACTATAGTCTTCCATAGAGCCACACTAATCGACAAATTGGGGAGCAGACTTTTGGTTCCTGGCGATGTGATTAGAGTCCCGTATAACGCTGCCAGAGCACTTTTGTCGCCAGAGAAGAAGCCATTTGATTTTCGAATCATGAATGTTTTTGATTCTGGCAACTTTCAATATAGGTGGCTATATTATACGGCAGTTACTGAATTAATCACGGGCGACGAGGCTGTGATAGTCAGAAAAGGAAGATAATGCCTGTTAAAGACGCTAAAGATTTGATTAAGAAGGCTCGCGCCGATGTTGTGCGTACAATGGACTCTCTTGCATATCATTTATATAATTATGTGGATAGGTTTGTCTATGAAGCTTACAGAAAAGAATGTACACAATTTTGGCCGATAATCGACCCTGAGACCAAAGAACCATTGAAGAATCCGGACACAGGAGAGGCATTCCTTGACGATGAGAATCCGACTAGACTAGCATATTTGCTCAGAGGCAGCCATTTAAAAACAGATGAATACAGCAGGGCTATTAAAGTATGGGTCGACACGGTTGGATTAGATGATGCTGATGCTCTGATTAAGATTGGCAGGTTGATGGAAGTCTACGGTTGCAGACCTTGGTCTAGACTCAAATCTGAGCTTTCATCTGCGGATCAAATTAAAAAGGCAGCCGAGTTAAGCAAATCACAAGAACACAAAATGATATTTGGTAAGCTTTAATGCCAATACACCAGTTCAATTTTGAACCCAGAAAGAAAAATTCTGCTGGACAGGTTTCAGAGCCAAATCCATCTATACCACAGAATTTGCCTGGTTATCCAGATCTCAGTAAAGATACTTCTATAACATATGATCCAACGAATAAAGATACGCCAACCGATGTCAGAACAATATTGCCGGTAGGTTTCAAATCGATTGATGAAGGCGTTAAAAATGCTTTCAAGGGCATGCTGATCCCCACCAAGGATGATGAACGAGAAATGGAAGTAAGGGTTGCTGGTGGCGACAAGACGTTTTTGATCTGGAAACAAGACCTATTGGCCAATAGGATTAAGTTGCCCGTAATGTCTATAAACAGGACTGGGTGGAGATGGGATGCCACGCGTTTTTCGCCGCCATACATAGAAATGACGCGCCGGTTTGCTAATAGAGATGGTAGTAGAGTGGCCAAGATATACAGGCCGTGGCCTTGTATGGTTGATTATGCGTTTTCTATTTGGGCAGAAAGAAAGCGAGATGCTGAATACGCGCATTTCCAAATAGTGACAAGGTTTCATCCACTTATAGAAATTCAGGTGGCATTTCCAACTCTTAGGGGTAATATAAGAGGGAAAATCGGCGAAATAACAGACAATAGTGACATAGACATTGGTGCAGAAGAATTAGCTAAAGTTAGATATGATATTAATTCGACATGGGAATGCTTCTTGCCCCTGCCAGAGCAAGTGGTGCCTACTATACTTGGTCGTGTTGGTATATATGCTGACAGTAGTGGCGAAATTCTTGATGTTGCGGAATTTGGCGAAAGAGGCGGCTTAAATGCTGTGACTCTTAGAGGTGCTAATATTGGGCCGATTGAGGAGAATTGATAATGGCTGGCAGACCTAAAAGGCCGCTGACACAGCGAGAGATTAGAAAATCTAGAAAAGAAAAACAGGAAGAAGAATATATAATCATCCACAATATTTGTAAACAGATGGTGCCGATTCAACTGAAGGCTCCGATCGGAGTTGATTTTTATCGCGGCGAGCAAACCATCAACCTCAATAGAGGTAAATCTGCAAAGTTTCCTAAGAGCAGGCTTAGGATGCCGCAAATCACCAACCTGCAAAAGTCGCGGATGATCAAAGTAAGCACGGCAAACTAGCCTATCTGAAGATATTTATCTCACCACATTTGCGTATATTCCACATATCGCGTGGTGCTAGGCAAAGGTAATTTGTAAAGATAATTGGCTTGCAATCAAATATATTAACAGAGAATAAAAGATAATAAAAATGATCGGAGGATAAGATGGCGGTTTTTCTCAGCCCAGGAGTCTTCCCAAGAGAGATAGACCTCAGTGTACTACCGGCGCAGAACAGCGACATAGTACCAGCCTTCATCGGGACGGCTAGCAAGGGTCCTATCAATGAACCGACATTTATATCGAATGCTGAGCAGTTCATTGATACGTTTGGAAATCCTTTCCCCGAATCCAACCTAGGATACTCGGTTATTGCCTACCTAGAGGAAGGCAACGCTGCTTGGATCTTGAGGGTTGGTGTCGAGTGCGAAGACGGCCAAGTCGATGATTTGGCTTGCATTTGCATCGATACAAGCGGTGCTAGAACGACCGGATGGGGCCGTATAGCTTTGTTCCAAGGCATCGACTTTGGCAAAGTTTGTCTTCGTATCCCGACCACTTCTGATCCAATCACATTCCACGTAGCAGATGTTTATGACATCGAGTATACCGACATCGATGTAAGCACCACATTCGGGCCGACAAGCGCAACCCTCACTTTCACTGGTAGTGGGCTGAGCGACGACTATTGTGGCTCTATCGATGACAGCTTTTGCATCTTGATTACTAAGGGGCCGGATGTGTCGAGCGAATCGACCATCGATGGTTGTGAATATGAGATCATTCGCAACAGCGACGGCGCTGTGATTTCTTCCGGAACGATTGTTGAGAGTGCTGTTCCCGGAACTTCTACTCCCATTCCGATCGGATCGGGTGATGATGACACGTGCTTGATTGGCGAGATCACTGTAACTGGCGATTCGCCTCTTGAAGAAGGTGACACTTTCTGCTTCAAGGTCCAGCCTGACAACAGGTGCTTTGAGGTCGAGGTTGAAGGTGTGAGTCAAGGGTCGTTCTGCTTCGCAGATGGCACGACCTACACTTCTGCTGAAGATTTCGCGGACGGGCTAAACACGCTTGTTGGCGCAGGGGTAGATTTCAGGGCTGTTGCTATCGATCCGTCAGTGGGTTGTGTTACCGGAACTGAAGAACTTTGTCTCCGGACAGACACAGCTGGTGAGCGTATTCAGGTGGTTGACACTGAAGCGTGGGCACTTGAAGTTGGAATTGCCAAGTGGGCATATGACATCCCACGCAGCCATCTGATCAGCACCGATACCGGCCCATACAACATCACGACGCAGAATAACAGAGTCAATATTCTTTCTATCGGCAGCGAATCGACCGTTGAACTAGAAACCACAATTCCGGTAGGTCTCGGCCTTAGCCCAGCTGTGGTTGCCAATGCTCTGGACCTTGGCGGTATTCAGAGCGGTGTTCAATATTACGAATCGTTTGCATTGCAGGTGACCGATGACGATGAGAAAGTCGTCATTGTGACTGTGATTGGTCAGCAATTTGACCAGCTCAAGATGCAGGCCGATTTCAGCCATATCAGGACTCTAAGGTTCGCCGAGGAACTTGACATCCCATTCCCGTACACCAGAGCATATACTCCGTTTACCGACCCGAGGGTGTCAATGCCAGATGGCGGTTCGATCACGCCGTCTTCTCCTCTTTCGTGTGAAACAGATCCAAGCAGCGACGACTGCGCCGCAGATTCTGCCTACTTCCAGAACATCGTTGGATTTATTGTGGCGCCCTCGCCGGGTACGTGGATCGACAGCTATACGCTCACGCTATCAAATTACAACGATGAGCCCGGTGTTTACACGATCCAAATCGTTGACTCTGCTGGGATTGAGCAGGAGAGGATCGATGATGTTTACTTCGATCCTGAAGAAGATCGCTATATTGCCAATATCGTTAATCCAGGATCGACGCTTGGTGGTGTAAATGGCAACGCATACATCAACTGGGAAGAGAGACCATCCTACCTGGGTAACGATACTTCTGATCCGACATCGCTAGAAATCAGACTTCCTGGGATGCTGGCCAACCAAGAGTTCGTTGGTGGTGCCAACGGCATTCCGACTGACCCGACTTACAGCTCCGAGCTAGATCAAGCCGTTATCGGCAATCCCGCATTGTCGTCTGGCATCTATGCATTCCAGAACCCGGAAGTCTACGACATCACACTGTTGGCCATTCCTGGCAACAGCTCTGGGGCCGTGATCGCTCAGGGTCTTCAGCTCTGTGAGAGCCGTGGCGATTGCATGATGATTGTGGATCCTCCATTTGGTCTGCGTCCGCAGCAGGTGGTTGACTGGCACAACGGTATGCTGCTGAGTGACCTCTCGGCTGCTATCAACTCCAGCTACGGTGCATTGTACTGGTCTTGGCTTGAGATCTTTGACCAATTTAATGGTGGCAACATCTACGTACCGCCTTCTGGCTTTATTGCTGGTGTGATCGCTCGTACCAGCCGTGTGTCCGAGATGTGGTTTGCCCCGGCTGGGTTGAACAGAGGGCGCTTGTTGACGGCACTTGATGTGGAGTACACTCCGACGCAGGGCGAGAGAGATCTGCTATATGGTTTCAATAACGCAGTCAACCCGATCGTGAACTTCCCGCAGGATGGCATCACGGTTTGGGGCCAAAGAACGCTTCAGAGGAAAGACAGTGCGCTTGACAGAGTAAATGTCCGAATGCTGCTGATCTATCTCAAGAAGATTTTGGTCCAGACCCTGCGATTCTTCCTGTTCGAGCCCAACGATAGGTTCCTCAGGCGGCAGGTGGTCAATGCGATCAACCCGTTCCTGAGCGACGTCATGGCCCGCCGTGGTGTCACCGGGTTCAAGGTGGTGTGCGATGAGACCAACAACACTCCGATCAGGATCGATCGCAATGAACTGTGGGTCTCGGTATTCATCAAGCCTACCAGGGCGGCAGAATTTGTCGTGCTGAATCTGGTGATCCTGCGTACCGAGCAGAGTTTCTCGGCAGAGGAGGTCTTGCAGGCTGGTGGGGTCGTACTGACAAACACGCAGTAAAGGAGCTAATTATGCCTGGATTTAACATTGATGGCGCAACTGCCGATGGGCCTCCGAATACGACAGAGACTCGCCGTAAGCATAGATGGCTGTTCTCTATCAATGGCGTTCAAGCTGCCGGAGATAATAAGGCCACACTGTTCTTGCAAAAAGCAAATCGGCCTTCTGTGAAATATGAAGAAGTTCAAATGCACCACGACCAGGAACGTGCATACTTCGCCGGTAGGACTGAATGGGAGCCCATCACGCTTGAGTTCTACGACGCCGAACAAAAACCAGATGTTTCTAAATGGGTATGGGATTGGTGCTGTGGCTCTCAGGGTGTATCGAACATCGCCGCAGTAACGGTGGCATTGCCAAATACCCAGGGGTATAAGAAGTCTGGCGAGCTTGAAATGCGTGATGGCCAGGGCACGACAACTGAAACATGGAGCTTAAAAGGCGCGTGGCCGATTGAGTCTAACTGGAACGACCTGGATTATAGCTCCAGCGACATTGCCATGATAACAGTTAAGCTACGCTTCGATAGGGCGATTCGCGAATAGATATGATATGCCTGGATTTAACATTACAGGTAATGAAGGTGATTCGCTGGCGCTTCCAGCGAAGCTTGATATAAAGCGAGCGCATAGGTGGCGTATTGAAAAGTTTGGCGCGGTTAATAGCCAACCAATATTATCCTCTAATGAGCTTCTATTAGCTAAATCCGTTACTATGCCCACTTTCGCTTTTGAAGAACAGAGCGTTTTGGGTGGTTCTATACCATATAAATTCGCCACCAAGCCAGAATTTGGCGACCTTATAGTCGCTTTTTATGATCTTGCTGGTCTTGAACCTAAGATCAGGAAATGGCGTGAGGCGGTTTGGAAGCCGGAACAGGGAGTTGGTGTGGCTGATGCCTATAAAGATGAGGTAATCATTTATCTAACTGATGGCAACGGAGAACCAGTAGACGACGCATGGGCATTTGTCAACGCGTGGCCAAAGGTTATAAATCATGGTAGCTTAACATACGATAGTAGTGAATTCAAACTTATTACGGTGACTGTATCGTATGATTTTATTGAATTTCGGCCTCCTAGCAATCAAGCGGCAGCGGAGGCTGAACAAATGGCCGCCAATAATAGCCTGCCTATTGGTGTGGCAGCTCAGGCTATACCTGGCAATCGTCTGATGAACATGTAATACCTCCACGAGTACATATACACCAAGGAGGTACTTTATGTCTAATAACAAGCCCACACCAGATCAAAGCAAGCCCACCCAGGATCAAGAACGTACTTTAGACCAACGCGCTCTTGATGAATTGCTGCAGAAGCCAGTCGATGAGCTGATCCCATGGGAGAAATGTACACTGCCAAGTGGTGGTGTATATTATGGCGGTGCAATCCCAGACGGTGTTGTTGAAGTGAGAGCCTGGGGAATACAAACAGATAAAATTTTGGCAACGCAGAGACTGGTGCAAAGTGGTCAGTCTCTTGATCATGTCTACAAGAGCTGTGTGCGTTTGCCTAATGACTTTGATCATCTTAACCTTGTCGTTGGTGATCGGATGTTCTTGTTGTATTATCTTCGCGGCATTACATATGGCAATATGTACGAATTTCTTGTTGAATGCAATAACGAAGACTGTGGAAGGGCATGGACTGAAGAGTTCGATTTAAACATAATAGCCAACACTATTACAAAACCCAACGCCAAGCTGGGATTGGAACCATTTAAGCTGGTGCTGCCATACTTTACTGAAGTTATGAAAAAGGAATTTTGGGTCAAACTTCGTTTATTAAGAGGATATGATTTATCCCAGATAATGCAACAACGTAGATTCAAAAAGGGATTCAGACAAACAGCTAGATCTAGATCTAAAGCTGCCAAGCAAAGGCAACAGACACCCTCAGACGATAGCCTTGACAAAACGATCGAAGAGAACCTTCGGATGGTGATTGTCGAAGCTATGGGCGAAACAAATCGTCGCAAGATTGATAAGATGATCGATCGGATGCACGCAAAAGACACTGCCACTATTAGAGAATTTTTAAAAGTGAATACACCAGGTATCGATACCACTATTGAAGTGACGTGTCCAGATTGCGATAACACCATGGTTCTTGATTTGCCGATCACTGAAAGTTTTTTTCGTCCAGCGGAAGGGCGATGAACTAGAGACTCAATATTGGGGTCTCATGAATCAGTCCTTCCTTCTGAAAGAGTACGGAAAACTGGATCTGTGGGAACAGAACCAGTTGACAGCCGAAGAGAGAAAATGGTGGATCGAAAGGATAAATCAGGAGATAGAAAAGAGGAATAAGCAGCAAGAAGCTTCTGCTGGCACAACTAGGCCTCATACCCCAGGGCAACCAACGGTATAAATCAAATATAATAGAGAATTTATTAGGGGTATTGAAGTGGCTGAATATAACAGAATTTCCGGCAGAGTGGGCAATATCGTCAACCTCGATACGATCTTCTACCACAATGGGGTACCAGAGGACCCATTTGCGATTAGAAGAATTGATATTTATAAAATCGCGGTTAAAGATGAGAATTTAGAAGCGCAAATCATTATCCCTGCGCCAGATGATCCGAATTACCCTTACCCAATCCAACGTATAGAAAGCGGCGGGGCTGTATTGCCCGGGCAGTTTTCGATGCCGTTTGAAATTCCGGCTGATTTTTCGTCGCCAGAAATATATTTTGATGTATGGAGATTCATAGGAAGCGATCCTGGTGGAACATTCGTGGACGACGATGACGAGTCGACTTGGATTTCACAATGCAACAGATTTTGGGTTTATCCGGATGGGTGGTATATTGATGATGAACTCGTTACTCTTAGAATAGGCTTTGAGGCATTGGATAAGCATTTCAGAAAGCCTGAAATACGAAACATTGAAGTTGGTTTAGTGCCATTGCCGCTATATGACTTCGACTATAATAGAATCGTTCCACTTATCCCTCAACTACAAGCTTATATTCACATAGAGACCGAGAATGGTGAGGTGATTGTTGGCGAACCGTCCACTGGTTGTGATGGGCAACCATGCAGCCTAGACGGGACAGAAGGCGATTCATCATCTGGAGTAGCTCGTATTGGGCTTAGGCAAGGAAGCTATCGCACTAACCCTTATGTGGTTCAGTATCGCATTGACACTAATCAATTTCTGATTGGGACTTATAAGTATCGAATTATTTTGGTGCTGCCGAATGGGGAAACTCGGGTTTCAAATGATATGAGATTTGACATCGCTTGATATTCTTTGGTATTGCTTAATGAACTGCAAGTATTGTGGCAATAGTGCGACTAAAGACGTTACTTGGGCGGATGGTCGAGGTAAAGTTTCTGTATGCGACGGGTGTGTTGTAAAAGCCAAGCAAGAAATAAATCGGAACGATAAAGATTTTGTTGGTGCGATGAGAGTTGTTGATGTTGGCGCACCAAATACAAATCATTTCGCAGGTCAGGCTAGGGCGCAAGAGGAAGCTCCAACTAGACAGGAACCTGTACTGAATCACGAGCTATCAACAGAAGATAATAACCGGTTGTCGCCTGACCGCAAGGGTCTTAGGCTGAGTCTTTTATATGACACTCAACATCCCATGAATGCCTTGCCGCCAGAATTGAAAAGAAGAATAGAGCTTGCTATGACGGCCCAAGAAACCATGCCTTCTATGACAAACTATTCTAATATGGACGCCCCAACCCCAATGCACCCGGCAGATAGGCCAGTGTAGTATTTTATTTATATGAGACTGACCAGCCACCAAGTACTGGCCTGGATCCAAAAGAATATCCCTGACCATAAAATTCGAAAGGGTGGTCAAGAGGTTGTGATTGCCAACCCATGGGGTGATTCAGGCAAACACTTTAATATTTCGCTAGTAGAAAAGAGGCTCAAAAGAAATAGACGAAAGGGCTTTTGGGTTCATGACTGGCGTCCGGGCCACCAACAGCATGATGGTTCTTTCATTCGTTTTGTCCAGAGTTATCGCGGATGTACTTTTCTTGACGCTCTTAAAGAGGTCTGAGGCACAGATGTTGACATACGGTATTACCTGCAAAACACAAAGGAAAGCCAAGAGAAAGCCTCGGAGATACCAGAGGAAACAGAGCTTAGTTTGCCATCGGGGGCGAAACGCCTCGATATACCGGCGGATACCCTAGCGCATGCTATAGCAACCGGCTATCTGGCTACACGTGAAATATCACCAGCCGAATCTAAACAATACTATCTTCACTATGACAGTGTATCAATAATATTCCCATATATAGAATTTGGCACTGTTGTATATTGGCAAAGCAGAACGATGACCGGGAAGAGGTTTGAGTTTCCGCCAGATAGCGTTGGAGTTACAAAATCGCAATTCTTATATGGCTTTGATCATGCCGAACCTGGAGATCAACTTATAATATGTGAAGCTATCATCGATGCCATCAATATTGGGCCTGGGGCTGTGGCCATTGGCGGTGCACAATTGTCTGAGACACAGGTTCGCAAAATCAAAATATTGAATCCGTCGTCAATTATTTTGGCTGCAGACAACGATCAACCAGACAAACACGGGATAAGACCTGGTATTGCTGCTATAGGGTATAACTATCGACTGCTGCGGCCATATTTTACCGAAATATTTTTCTCCATACCGTCTGATCCACATAAAGATTGGAACGATGTGAAAGTCGCTGGCATCGAGCCACGCGGAGTTATAGAATCGACCAAGAAAGCTGCCAATCTGAAGTCTATCATATCTCTGAGAAATATCAGATAGCTTCCCGCCTTCAAATATAAATAAGAATAGAATGCGGTTAGTGAATGTACAATACTGGGCTGGTAAAAATAAAAAAAGCGTTTTGCTCTTGTTGCTTGAAATTGACGCTTCTGGACAATTAATAGGGTTAAAGTCGAAAAAATTGAGTGCCACAGACATCAATAAAATAGCCAGGGAGTCA